CAAAGTATAATGAAGTATTCGCATAAACTCATCTGTGCCTGAGCTGTCTAGTGAACTATCAAATATTTCATCTAGTATAAGTAGATTTGTATTTGTAGAATTTTTAAGTTTAGCAATTTCTCGCCATGTGAATAGTATTGCCAAGTCTATTCTTAACTTTTCACCCTCACTAAATGAATGATAGTTAAACTCATCTCTATGTCTAGATTTTATTGTCTCGTTAAATTCTTCATCTAGACTAAAATTAACAAAGAAATCCATACTTGCTAAATTCTTGTTAATTAATTGATTCATAACTGGTAGATATTGTTTTATAATTTTAGTTTTGATACCAGTATCTTGCATAAGATGTCTAGCGGTGTCTATGTAAAGCATTTCTTTTTTCTGGTCTAACTTATCTTTTTCTAGTTGCGAAGATTGACTGACTAACTGATTTAACTCACCAGTTTGTTCAGCTGTAGATACCTTTTCATCTTGTAATTCTGTTATCTCTTGACTTAATCTAATTGTTTGTTTTTTTATTTCTTCTATAGATGTCTCATAACGATTAATCAATAACTCTTTTTCTCTGATTAAGACCATTGTTTTATTAATCGTGGTTAGTTTCATATCACTAGTTTTAATTTCTTTTTCTATCTGACCAAGTGCTATTTCTAACTCTTGTACTTTTTCTGCCTTTTTGCTAATCATTGTAGACTTAAATGCTTCATCAATTGCTTGTTGACAAGTAGGGCAATCATTGTATGTCTGAAAGAAACTTAAATCTTTTTTATGTTTGTTACAAGTATTCTCTAACTTTGCTTCCATATTATGAAGCTTCTTATGTTTAGCAGTTATCTTTGTTTCATCTAATACTAGTTTTTGTAATTCAGCAATCTCTACTCTAACTCGTTTTATATCTTCTTCATAGTTAGATATATCGATTGTAGATTTATCTAAATCTGCCTTTTTAGAGTCTGCTAAATCTTTACTACGATTACTAATATCATCAATATATTTTCTTTTATCTTCAATCTTGTTATCAACTAACTGAAAATTAAAATCTGTTTGTTTAATTAACTCATCTTGGTTCTTTTGTTTCTCTCTAAACAGCAGGTTCATTTTAGAAAATATTTCAATGTCTAATATTTCTTCTACTACTTGTCGCCTATGCCTTGCTCTTAGTTGCATAAATGGCACAAACGAAGCATTACCTAGTATCACAACTTGAGTAAATGACCTAAAGTTTAGTTTTAATATTTGTTGTTCTAGATGTTTCTGATAATCTCTTTGAGCAGCGTCTTGATTTAACATATCACCATCACACCATATCTCAAATATATTTGGTTTGATGCCTCTTATAATCTTATAATCTTTTTGACCTACTGTAAATTCAACTTCAACAACACATCCTTTTTCGTTAATAGAATTAATTAATTGGTCTTTTTTAATCCCACGAAATGGTCTTTGAAACAAACCAAAACATAAGGCGTCTAACATTGTAGATTTCCCTGCACCGTTTTCACCGACAACTAATGTAGTATTTGCTTTGTCTAAATCTATTTCTATAAACTGTTGACCCGTACTTAAAAAGTTTTTATATCTTACTTTTTTAAATAATATCAATCTTTGACCTCCGTATCTTGTGCTTCAACATACATTTCTTTAATCATAACTTTTAACTTGTCTTTGTCCAAGTCAACAGGTAACTGGTCTACATAATCATTAACAAGTGTGATTGTATCTTCAGAACCTTCTGCTACGTCATCACTTACATTCGTATGACTTAAATCAGAATAATCTTCTATTATCTTTAATTCATGTACACTTATCTCATTGTATAATCTATCAAGCAGTCTATCAAACATTTGATGGTCTCTTTTGTTTGCTACTACTAACTTAATAAACTTTTGATTGTAGTCTGTTATATCAAACTTATCATAGTTTTTATCGGTATCATCATACACAAGTTTTTTAAATATTGTATGTGGGTTCTTTATAAACTCAACTTCTCTTGTTTCAGTATCAAATACATGAAAACCTTTTTGATTGTTATAATCAGACCATGTCATCTCATATTGACTGCCTAGATAATAAACTTGACCATCGTCATTTTTGTGGTGAAAATGTCCACTATAAGTTTTTTCAAATCTAGATACAATTGATTTATCATATCCGTGTTTCTGTACCATAGCGTCCATCATTCTAAAACCATTCAAGTCAAAGTGACCCATACAAACATCAGCATTTGCTGTGTTTAACATCTCTAAACAATGTATTTCGTTTTCAGGATTAATCCAAGGCATCATCAAAATATTTAAACCATCAAACTCTACGACTTTAGGATCCTCATATATAAATGGTTCGTTCTCGCCATCAGGCGCTGTACATAATGATTTAACAGCATTTACTTTATTTGTATTTCGATAATAGATATCGTGATTACCTATAAGTATATGAGTATCAATTTTTTCTTGCCATAATCTATCCATAAACTTATGTTTAAAGTTATGAGCAATCTTATAGTTAATGAATTTTCTTCTATCAACAATATCACCTAAATGAATAAGTGTTTTTATATTATTCTCTTTTAAATAAGGAAAGAATACATTGTCATAGAACTTATAGAAGTATTCATCAAATATATTGCTATCGTTTCTGGCACCGAAATGAGTGTCATTCAGTAATGCTATTTTCATATTAGTTTTTTAATCTTCTTTTAAGTTTTTTTGTAGATAGTCTAACATTTGACTTTGATATTGAGTCTCATCTCCAATCATTTGGTCCATCATCTGTTCAACACCTACATTAGAAATTAATTTATTTTTTATTAGTGTTTGTTTTTTCTCTTTTTGTATTCTTCTAATAAATGCATAATAAATTATTTGTGTAAAGTATGCAAATGGATTTTTACTTTTGTCTGGATTAAAATTGTACATATATTGTAAACAGTTCTCAATACCATCACTAATCATATCATCTCTATAAGTATAATTAATAAAATTTGGTCTGTAAGACAAATGATTAGCAATCTTTAAAAAACATTCACCAATGTAATTAGTAACTAGAGGTTTTTCTTTACCTTGCTTTTCGGCCTCTTCACAGTTGTCTCGATATTCTATCATTGCTTCTAGAAACTGAGCGTTATTTACATAATGAGGTTTTTCTCTCGGTTTTAGTTTTACTACTTTTTCTTCTTTTTCTTTTTTCATAATTTGTATTATACTACATTTTGTGTTTCAATGCAAGCCCTTTCACTAAGTTTTTTTAATTTAAATTTATTCCTAGTTTCCTGCTTGACAATCCTAGGAATCTGTGTATAATCGACTATGTCGCTGCTTCAAGAGAAGCTATAGCTATAAGGTAGTTAGTGTATAGTCTTAATATCAATATCTTCATATTCTAATTCTGCCTCCTCTATTTCTTCTCTTTCTCTTAATTCAGCATCTAAGTCATCAGCAATCTGTAACATCTTTTCTATTTCTTCAGTAGAGTAGGCAGCCTTTATTTTAGTATGTTGCAATTTTGTTAATATAACGTCATAGTAATTTGCCAATTCTTTTGCAGCTCTTGAAATAACCATCACCCTATCTTTTGGTATAACAAACATTTTATCATTCGTAAATGGCACCCAAGGCGCCAAAGTATTATCTTCTTTTACTCCTTGTTTAGTCATTCTTGGTGTTGATATCAATTGTAAAGGATTTTGTATTCGTAAAAACTCTTTATCTATAGAAATACTACCAACTAATGTACTGCCGTCTGATAGTTTAACGATTCGATAATCTGTTAAATCATTTGGGGCTTTGTCTTGTAATTTATCCATATAACTATTTATCTATTCTTTCAGGTCGATATTATGCATCTCATAATCAAACTCTTCCTCTGTATAGATGTTTATCCTTTCTTGAAAATGTTTTAATGTAAAGTTTTCTTTAGATTTATAAGTTAAATCATCTGATATATCATACAAGGTAGCATTGACTTTATTATCACCTAATCTTAAGCCACGACCTATACTTTGTAAGTTTCTTATTCTACTCTTAGATGGACTTGCAAATATAATATTGTGTAGATTTTTAATATTAACACCTGTACTAAATGTACCATAACTTGCAACAATAATGGCATCTTTTTCTTTTTCTACTATTCCTCTTATTGCTTCTCTCTCATTAGCTTCAACACCACCAAAAATAAGAAAAACTTTTCGATTG